GCTCGGTTGCTGTGACTGAGGTTGCGGAGTCGGATACTGCGGCGCAGGCTGATACTGTGGACGCATCATTGGTTCCTGCATCATGGGCGGTTGATTGTAAATCGGCTGCTGATACACATAAGGCTGTTGTCCGAACATCATTTATCCTCCTTTTCCCAGTAGAACAGTGGGATTTCGTTCCCGGAATCCCAGCTATCGAAATACTTTCCGTCCTCTACGCACACGACGTGGTTTGATAGAGCGAGTACATACATACCGTGTGGATGGTCTCTTGCGAATTCCTCGACCGTATAGCAGTCCGGGCATGTGTTCGGCACAACGTTCCGGGTAAATCCATGCTGCCGGAGGTACGCGCCCCAGACACTGTTTGCCGACGGCATGTCGCCCATTTTCAGCCCCTGTAGGCAAAGCCCGACATATGTTTCATCCCAGCTCTTGCCCGTCGCCTTTGAGATTGCCCGGACGGTACAGTCTCCGACTTGTTTGCCTTCCGGGTTTGGATTGAAATAAGAAAAGCCCATACCGAACACTCCTTTGTGTCCAGTATGGGCTTTTTCGTATTTTCGTGTGCCTCAGTTGTGCATCACTTAGCTATACAGTTTGCTCGACGTGTCTCTCATGCGCTGCATAATCCCAGGGAGGCGTCTTTGCACCGTCGCCCTGCCAAGATACAATTCTGTTGCAACGTCCACCTGTGGAAGCTTATCCACAAAGTAGAGCTGCGCAATCTTTTCATCTTCCCGCCCGAGATTTGCCTGATAGATAACGGATTCCATATCCTTTCGCAAGAGACCACCGAGCTCCGGCGGTAATTTGCATCTGGCTTGTGGAGCCATAGCCCCGCCCCCTTACTTCATCGCCTTTGCGAGCTTTTTGAGAAGATCGTCGCCGTACTTGTAGGCGGCGAGATAATCAATCGTGCCGTCGGTCAATCCGGCTTTCTGCCGGATGGTCTTCTTTGCCTCCTCAACGGCTTCATCGACCTTCACGGTATCGTATTCCACCCACGGGAGTTTTCCGTGCTTCTGCCACTTGCGGGCGTGATATCCTGCTTTCGTGCCGATGTTCTGGACGGCGGTGATCTGTACGCCGTTGTCCCAGATCGGGGTGCACTCGACCGCCAGACCGTCACCGATGTACATGCCCCAGTGACCGGGCATCCAGAGACCTTCGCCGGGAATCAGCTTGTCCCAGCCGGTGGCGGACACGTCCTTGCACTTTGCAATCATGCCGTCGGCGGAGACATCCGGCACGCTGTTCGAGGCGTATCTTGCACCGCCGTAGTAGGCGTTTTTGTTGCCGTTCCAGCCCCAGAGAATGCCCTTTGTCAGGTTTACGCAGTCAAAGCCAAAGTAACCTTTGCCAATAAGGCTGCGGAAATACGCAGTTCTGCCGCCGGTGTACCAGTCCGGGTACTGGGCGGATTTCTCGTCAATGATCGTTTCGCTCACCGGGGAGCCGAAGCAGCCCCACATGTAGACGGTCTTGTAATTCTTCGCAACGTCAATGTGCCTGCGCACAAGCTCGGATGCTTTCATCATTTCTGTTCGCCCTCCTGCGGCGTACCCGCACTGTCGAGCACATCCTGCGTCTTCTGGGACTGGGTTCCAAAATAAAACGCAATGATGACCGCATAAATCGTCATAAAGTCCTGCGAGATTTTGCCCACGACTGCCATGTAGGCGAACACGCAGGTCAGAATCATCGTGACCAGGCTCTTGACGCTGAGCAGGTTGCCCAGCCGCTTTTTGATATTATCCATATGTACCCCTTTCATTCTACCGGTTCATTTGGTTTTGCAAATACTCTCTTGCACAGCAGGAGCAGCAGCTCCCCTCCGAACGCCGCTGCCGCGAAGATCAGCACGTCAGAGAGGTCGGCGGGATGGTCTGTGAAGATGGCAAGCGTTTTGATGATGACCGCCCACGCGAGCGTAAGCGTCAGGGCGTAAATGCAGTAGTAGACCAGTTCCCGTGCCATGCGCCCCTTTGTCTTCCGCTGCGGCTTTTTCTGCCCGTCCGCCATACTTAGCCTCCCAGCCCCGCCAGAGCCAGCGCGTAGCCGACCAAGCCTGCAACTAGCGCCGTGACCACGGCTTTGATCAAGCCCTCCCAGCGGCTCGCCGGGACGCTCTGGAGGCGTTTGACGGCAGCGTCCATGCTGTCGACCTTGCTGCTCATGGTCTTCATCTGCTCTGCCATGACCGCAACGGACGTTGATAAGTCCAGCAAAGCTTTGTTATCGGTTTCCAAATCTCCGATGCGCCGTTCATTTCCCTTCGCAAGCTTTTCAACGGCAGTGATTCTGTGTTCCATTTCTACTTCATTCATGCATGCTCCTTTCCTGCCATTGGCAGTCCGTTATTCCTCAACTTCCCAGTCCGCCGGATAATCCTTCGGGCTGAAATTGGTATCTCTCTTTGCCTTGCACGCCTTGCCCTCGAAGATGCACCACTCGCCGGTGTGATAGATGTCGACCGTACCCGCCTGCGGCTGGATAAACTCCCGCGCAGTTTCCCTTGTCGTGCCGTGGAGCGGCTTATTGAACGTGTACCACGCAGCGTTTCCGGGCGCGATGTCCGGATGGACGGCGTTGTCGTAGCTCTGGCAGACTTTCCACGGGTCGCCGTCTACGGTGAAGATCTCATCGACCGTGTGCTTTCCGGGCTCCCACTCGTCCCAGAGCGCCGAACATTTAATAATCTCGTCTGCCGTCTCGGGCTTTTTCTCGCTCATGAGCAGCTTCACCGCGAACGCCGTGGACGTGTTCAGATCGTAGGCAACAGGCGTTGCAACGACTGGCTGCGGGGTTGGGACCGGCGTATTCGTCAGCAGCCAGCTTCCGTCCCGGATGTCCTGCCGGAGATAATCGATCGGTACGAACGTCCGCAGCTCGAAGCCGTTGTCCGCGAAGACCCAGACGGGACCGGTCAGCGTCGTCACCCCCGAAAGAGAATCGCCCGTAAACCGGACCGAGCCGGAGGTGCTGTATACCCGGACGTTCGCGTAGGTTTGATTGTTGTGTGTGATGTACATAAATAACCCCCTAAATCAATTTTCCGTGATGGTGCAGGTCGGTGTCCACACAACGTTGCCGTTTCCGTCATATGTTTTCTTTTGTTCGAACAAAATGCGTGTGTTTGTTGTGGCTACAAATTCGTAAGTACCTTCTTTTTCGTTTGATACAGTTACACCGTTCAAAATAACGTTGCCGCGGCTGTTTCGTGCCTTATATGATATGGTGATCGGAACTTTACTTCCAGAATGAAACGTCAGTGCTGCAGCATCCGTTAGTTTTTCGCCGTTAACTACGGCATACATGGAATAGGTACTGCTGTAAGAAACAGGGACGCTCAGAATTACCATGAATTTGCTGGGAAGTCCCCTTCGTAAAAACATTCCCATTGATGCACCCCCTAGAAGCAGAAGCAAAATGGCACGCCAAGCGCAGCGCCGCCCCGGATAGTTCCCTTAGTGCCGGCGGATGATACGAAGATAAAATTTGTGGTGCCGTTTATAGACGGGGAACGTGTCCACCATCTGGATTCCGCGCCGTCTAGCATTTTTATTTTGCTTCCGTTTTCTTTGTAATACTGATATTGTTTACCTTCGCCTGGCGCGGAAGAATCAACATCACCAAACACTTCCACATCGCTTGGAAAAAACAGTTTGTCTGCCGTTGTTACGATGGTGGTGCTTTTGTTGCCCGCAGATGTCAGTTTATTCACATTCTGGATGCCATTTTGCACTTCCAGCGGCAATTGAACCAAGATGGCAGGAAGATGTGTCTGCCGCATGGCGCAGCCTTCCCAACCGTTTCTGTTTGTGTTGCTGCCCTCCATTTCGTTTTTTCCGTAGCAGTCGTGCAGTTGGAAGGTAAACGGGGCTTTGCCGAAGCCATCGGAATAGTCGTCGTGATTGATACCGATAATGTCAACAAGATAATCCACACCATTGATCATCATCGCCTTCTGATCTCCAATCTTCCACGTTGAGGGGACAACCTTTTTCTGGCAGATAGCAATGATCTGTTCCCAGGTATTATCCGAAAAATTTGCCTCATATGAAGGCTTAATCCCAGTAAACCATCTTGGGCTCCTTCCGCTCATCCGAACACCACCACCTTCACGGGGACATTCACCGTCGGCGCTTTGCCGATGCACTGCGCGGTCAGGCTATTCGCGCCCGTCTTGTAGTTATGGATGAGAGCGAAGCCCTCCAAAAGCGCTGCGTCCGCGTCCGGGTCCGTGCCCGAGAGAGCAACGTCCCACTGCGGGTCTACATCGTAAGCGGCTTTCAACCCCGTGATCGTGATCGTCTGCGCCTGGTAGCCATGTGAATCCGCAGCCCAGCCCGAAGCAAGCAGCGTGCCGGTGTACTGTTTTATGTTCATAGGCTCATACACTCCTGTAATCAGCTCGCCCGCCGCGTTGTGTGCCGTCTTCCCCTTGAGAAGTGTCTCAGGCGTTACGGTGTCGGCGGTCAGATCAAGCTTGACTTCGCCGTTAAGGGCGACTTTGTTGACTGCCATCTCAGCCTCCGATCTGGAGCGTCTGCCCTCCTGCGGCGTTGTCGGTGTAGGTGACGGGAATCGCCGCGACAGTCACCTGCGACAGATAGTCATACGTCTCATCCGGCGTCACGACCTGCTCGGCAAAGCTCGGCGTGACGTTCTTGTTCGCCTGTGCCTTGACCGCCTCGCCGCCGTAGCTGCCCACCACGCCGAGAATGGTAATGCCGGACTTGATATTGCCGGGGATAAGCTTTGCCTTCTCTGTGGGCTTGATGCGCGACTTGCCGGAGCCGTCGTGGAAGCCCATCGGAATGGCAGGTTCTTCGTCCTTGTCGGCAATGTCCAGCGTCTGGCCGCCGTTATCCGGCATGGTGCCGGTCAGCTTCGAGCCTCGCGCGTAAAATGTCTTATCCTTGAGCACCTCCGCCACGGCGGCGGTCGCGTCCTGCGAGTTTACGTCAAACTCATTCGAGCCAACGATCGGCGCGCCGGACTTGTCGTGCGCGGTGACGCCCTTTTTGAGATCACTCGCAACAATGGTGTCGCCCGACAGGTCGAGCTTGACATCCGTGCCGACGATCAGTTTGTTTACATACTTGTTTGCCATATGCTCACTCCTAACTGTTCATATACTCGTCGCCCATGATGAGCGTCAGCCCACCGGCGGCGTTGGATACTTCATACTGCGGGATTTTTGCAACGTTCACGTCGCGGGACAAAAGCCGGTTTCTGGTCGGCAAGACCACCGGCTCGTAAGTCTTCGGCGTTACGTCGTATACGCCCTCATACGGCTTGCTATCTCCCGTGTAAACCACCTTCGCCGGGGCGATCTTCATCTTGATTTCCGGCTGGGAAAGCGTCATCTTAATCATAGCCAGCCTCCTTCAAGAACTTTTTCGCGTCCGTCTGCACGATTTCAGCCGCCATCGGGTTTCCGTCGCCATCCGTTAAGGCAAGCTGTAGTCTCACGGTGCTCGCTTGCAGCCGCATTGCGTCTGCATACGGGATTTTTACAAGCAGGTGCGTTTCGTCGACTACTGTAGGTTCGTACTGGAAGAAGGAACACCCCTGTCTCACATAAAACTCAATCTTCGTCGCTTTCGTCAGGTCAGTTCCCTCTACTTCCACCGATAAAGCGTTCGCGATTTTCTGAAACACTTAATCACCCCCTATGTTTTCGGATTTCCGACAACGTAATCCACAACATAAGAGCCGGAAATCTTCGAAATCTTCACGCGGTCACCAGCTTTGAACAAAATTGACGTGTTGCATTTATAATGCTTTTCGCTTGCCGCTGTGCTTCCGTCAAAAATCAGGCTCAAACCGTCGGAATACACCGCGCCGACCGTCGCAAGGTCAAATGTCGGTGCTGTTACTTTCTTTTCTTTCTGCGTCGATAAGCCCGGAATCATGCAATCACCGTCCTTTTCGCTGTGTGTTTCATCAACTCTCCCGCTCCAAGCGTGATGCTCCAAGCGGTTTCTTCATAGATTCCGCCGATATCCGGATGGTCAATGGAGATCGCGTCCCCGATGCCGTGATTTCCCTCAGAAAATGTCTCGAAACTGATTGTTTTTACCGTCTGCTGCGACTCGCTCATCAGCCGGTTCGCGATAGTCTGCAATTCTTCCTGAGATGCAACATTGTCGATCTTCGTCACCTGAACGATTCGCATATTCCGCTTGAATGTTGAGGTCGCGGACGACGGCGATTCGTTTACTGCCGTCGCCACAAGCGCATCTTCCAAGTCCGGATTCGAGCAGACGCACACAAAAACATTCGGCGTGGAAAAGATGTCCGTTTCCTCCGAAGCGTCTGCCGAAATCGGTCTCAGAATCTCCGTCCCGCCGTATCGGTGCTTGATGTTTGCCGCAAGCGCCTGTGTATACGGCTCGATATGGGCGATACCCTGCACGTCGAACCAAACGGGCTTGTAGTTGATCTCCGCCAGAAGGTCATTGCAGATCGTCAGATAATCTGTTCCAATCTCCCAGTCCTCGCGGTCTGTGGCAAGCGTCGCCGCCGAAGCCGTCGTGATAGCCAGTGCCACGCCGCACGTTGTCAAAATCTGCTGAACGGTCGTCAAGTAAGACGTTCCCTTTGCATAATGCACCCGCGTCTGCGTTTTATTGCTTTTTAGCAGCCAGCACCGGTCATACGCCTCTACCTTGACCGTCTTTCCGTATTTTGTGACCGCTTTGGTCACCGTCGCGGCGCGGAACACCCCAAGGGGATATTCCGTTCCGTCCACGGTCAAAATCGGCTGAATTTCGTCTGACAGCAGGTCGACAATGGGATTCACATAGAATTCGCCGGAAAAGCTCGACTTGATCTCGCCGGACGCATCGAAATAAACCGTCGGGTCATTTCCCGCCGCCCAAGAAAGCGCTGATACCTCGCCGCCTTTCCGAAGAACTGCCACGCGGTAGGAAACGTCACGAATCAATGTCGATCACCTCCGAGTAGTCGATCTGCTGAATTGAGAAGTTGACGACGGATTTGTCAGGGTTCACTCTCGACGTGTCGCTTGTCTCGTTCAGATAGCCGATAACCATCTCGCCGGACTGCGTCTTCAGGCACACCAATTCGCCAATCAGCGCGTCAAATCCAGCTTTATCTTCGTCCAGAAGGAAAACCGCCGTTCCGCCGACCTTCTTTGTCACGAACTCGCTTCTTTCCGCGTGCGGGTACGTGCTGCCATACATGAAAATGTACTGAATGTCGCGGCTGATCGCGTTCTGCACCGGCTGATTCTTGAGTCCGCAATGCTTGAGTGTCACTTTCTTCCCGGACGCGATGCCGTAGAGCGTCACATACTGTCCGGTCGTGATCGTTGCCGTGACCGCGCTAGACAAGCCGTAATTGCTCGAATCCGCATAGCAGCCGCGCACCTGATACGTTGTGCTGCCGGAAGACAGCTCGTCGGTGTACTGCGTCTGGGTGAGCTTCGCGTTCGGCTTGCCGTTGCGGTAAACCAGATAAAAGTCATAGCTTCCGGAGGTCTGCCAGCTGAGCTCCGCGACGCTCGATGCCTCGACGTTCAGCGAGATTGCCGCGCCCGGCGTGTTGGTGACAGGCAGCGCCGCCGCGCCCCAGTCGGACCACATGCCGTACTGGTTCTGCACACGCACACGCACTGTATGGCTGCCGTCCGAGAGATACGCGGGGCTTGTCCACGTCTTGTCCGTGCCGTAGTGCGTGCCGCCCGAGAGCTTGCCGTCCAGCTCCACCTGATACGCCTCCTGCTCAGAGGTCTGCCAGCTGATGGACGGGCGCGGACCCGTGGACTTGATCTGGATGCTCGGAGGCGTTGGCGCGGCGATGACCACGATCTGTGCCGCATCGCTCCACTCTCCGGGAATGCCATCGGCGTTGTAGGTGCGCACGCGCCAGTATTTGATGCTGGAAGTTAACGTCCCGGCAGGGCACGTCCATTGCCTCGCAGCGCCGGTGACGGTTGCAAGCGTCATCCATGTACTGCCGTCGGTGCTTTTTTGCAGGTCCGTTTTTGACTGCGCCGTACCTGTGGATGATGCGTGACCCCAGATGAAGATCTGATCTTTTGACCCGTCCACAACTACATCCTTCGGGCTGATTGCCCACGCAGTTGGCGGCACGTCTTCCACGCTCAGCGTCATCCAGTCAGACGTTAGCGTCTGGTTTGCGTTGGTCTTCGCAATCACGCGCCAGTCGATGCTCTCGCCGCTGATCGTGCCCGCTGGGACTGTGACGTTTGGCGCGTCGCCTGCCCATGTGGTGACGTTGATGCTCGTGATCTCTGTCTGCCCATGCTTGCGCAGTTGCAGCGTAAAGGATTTTACCGCAAGAGGTGTGATGGACGGTTCGTCCGCTTTTTGCTCAAAGTCAAAGCCAAAGATGTTGTCTTTGCTGAGATCGATATAGCCCGTTGTTGGAGAAAAATCCTTCAAATATCCTGTCGCGAGTTCTTCCGACAACTCGATGGCAAGATATGGCTTATTGTCGCTATGACTCGAATAATACCTTACGGTACTATCGCATTGGAACTTCACGCCATACTTAATTGCTCGGATTATTTCCCCGCTTGTCGACGCAATCTCTCCAACCGCTTTGTAGTTGTTTGTTGTAGCGCCAGGAAGTGTCAACGCTTTGTAGCTATATGTCCCCGGCATATTGGCATATGTTACAATTGTTTCGTCGAAAGAACTCCCTAGGATGCTCACATACGAATTGTAATACTTGTATATCTGTTCAAAATACAGCCAGAGTACTACACTCGTTATCTTGTTGTACGATGCTATCGTGGAGTTCGAAGAAAAACTTATCAGCCCGTATCTTATTCCCGAAAATACTTGTGCAGTATGGTCGTTAAATGACTCATCCTCGCGATATACCATTGCGCTCTGATTCGCATATAGTTTCACTTCTGCCACCTCACGTCACCCCCATTCTGGCTACTCGTCTCAGGTTTTTCATGCGGCGGATGAAATCGTCGATTTCGCGGATTTCGTTCGCCTGCACGATAAAGTTGTAGGTATCGCCGCCGGAGAGGCTGCGCCCTTCCTGATTGGTGCCGATGAAGTTTTCGCTTCTCATGCAGATACCCCCATCCGCGAAGTCAAACGCTCATTTTCTGTAATCCGGATGATGTCGTTGAACTGCTTCACCCTGTCTGCGTTGATGTTGTAGTAGTTATTTGTCGTGCCTGCTCCGGCGAGTGCCGGAAGATGACCGAAGGAAGACATTCCAAAGGACATCGTGCCGAAATCGAGTCGACTTTGAATTCCACGCTTGACATTCGAGAATTCTTTATCAAAGCCCTGCCCGAGTCCTTCCGCCATATATCCGCCGATACCGGCAAAGACCTTAGACGGGGACGCGATGCCGAGGAAGCTTTTCACCCCGTCCACAAGCCCCGTGAAGACGTTTTCAACCGTCTGCTTGAAACTGTTCCACATATTCACAAAACCGTTTTTGATGCCCTCGACAATGTTCTTGCCGATGCTTCCCCAGTCAAACGAGAGGAATGTGTCCACGATAGACCGAATCAACTGTGGAATGACCATAACGATATCCGGAATCGCTTCAATAAGTCCAGTAGCCAGGGCTGCAATGATTTTGGGGCCTGCCATGATGATCTCCGGCAGATTGTCGATAATGCCCTGCACGATACCGAGAATCAGGTTCGGAATCGCCGCGATCAGCTCCGGCAGAGCCTTGATAAGCCCATCTGCAAGCGCCATTGTGATTTCCACGCCTGCTTCAAGAATTTTCGGCATATTTGTAATGATCGCCGTGACAAGGTTCGCGATAACGTCCGGGACTGCTGCAATCAGTTTCGGAGTCGCATCTACAAGCCCATCAACGAGAGCCAGAATAATCGCAAGCGCTGCGTCAATCAGGTTCCCGAGGTTTTCCGGGCTGGTCAAAACCTCTACGATTTCAATAATTGCATCCGTTGCGGCGGGAATCAGCTGCGGGAGCGCGTCTGCAATACCCTGTGCAAGCGATACGATTACATCAATACCCGTCTGTGTGATCTGCGGCAAAAGCTCAATGAGAGCCGGAACGAGTGTGTTGATGACCGTCGGCGCAACGTCCGCCAAAACCGACAGCACAGACGGCAAAGCCGCCATAAGACCGGTTACAAGGTTTGTAGCGCCCTCTACAAGAGACGGAAGTACCGTACCCAGAATCGCCGGTAACTGTTCGCTTACCGTTCCGATAAGGGACGTTGTCGCTTCGACGATACGCGGCAAAAGCTCCTGAATCCGAGGAATCAGATTGTTCCCCGCGATGACCACAGAATCCGTAAAGTTCCCGACCAAAACGCCCAAATCTTGGTCAGGGTCTGCCATGCCTGTCACAAGATTCTGCCATGCGGATTTCATCATACCGAACGAGCCCTGAATCGTGCTTGCCGCTTCCTCTGCCGTCGTGCCCGTGATGCCCATTTCTGTCTGCACCACGTGGATAGCATCTACGATGTCCGCATAGCTTGAAATATCGTACTTGATGCCGGAAATCTTCTCTGCGTCCGCAAGCAGCCGCTCCATTTCCGCCTGCGTTCCGCCGTAGCCGAGTTTTAAGTTGTCCAGCATTGTATAGTTCGCTTTCGCAAAGCCTTGATAAGCATTTTGGATGGATGTCATGTCCGTACCCATCTTGTTTGCGTTATCGGACATATCGGTAATTGCCAAGTTCGCCTTGTCCGCTGCCGCGCTTGTGTCTCCATCGAGAGATTGCAGCAGAGAGGCCGAGAAGCTCGTTACCGTCTCCATATATTCATTTGCGGACAGCCCAGCGGTCTTATATGCGTTGTTCGCATAATCCATAACCTGATCTTGGCTGTTCTTGAAAAGCGTTTCCACACCGCCCACAAGCTGTTCATAGTCAGCGTAAGCGGCAACCGCTTTCGTCCCGAGTGCTCCGATTGCGGTAGCGCCAGCCGCGACACCAGCAACAGCCACTTTACCAGCCGTAGCAAGTCCGGATTTCAGTTTTTCACCGAGCCCGGATGTTTTCTGCCCAACTTCATCAATGCCTTTATTCGCTTCGGTCGTATCCGCACCGATTTTTACAAAAAGTTCAAATAGATTCATCTTTCACCACCAGCCCGCACCGCTTAACAACCTCGGCGGTGATCTCTTCGCAGGTTCGGTTGTCCTGCGGCTTCGGGTTTATCAGATCGGAATATTTCGCCTGAACGAAGCTGCCGCCCGCGAATTTCGCTGTGTTTTCTGTCATTGTGCGCAAACACTCCGCCGTATAAATACGGAAGGCTGATTCTTCCTGCTGCCGCTTTACCAAAATCGGCAAAAGGCGAATCAGCCCTCCCGCTCTTATCTTTGGAGCCGCCAGAAGCGCAAGCGTTACGCTTTCGCCTCCGACGCGCACGATTTGAAAAAATCCAGCATATCCTTGTCCTTGACAATCTCCTGAATCTGCCGCATGGTCTTGATAATACTCTGCTTTTTGATCGCCTCGACGGTCGTTTCGTTGACCGCAGCCAGAATACCAAGCGTATCTTCCCGGTGCTTTTTCAGAATCAGGGGAATCCACTGCCCGATCTTCTGCGCACCGATCGCGTATTTTTCACCGGCTGTCTGAGGTTTCTCTGCGTCAATCTGTGCTTTCAGACTCTCCCGCAGCTCATCATCAGTCAGGATGTTGAGCGCGTACACGCTGACCTCGCAAAGAACGTCAGCCGCCCTATCCGTGCTAAGTTCCGAAAATTTCATACTTTCTTCTCCTTACGTTTCAGCCGTACCTGCTTTGATATAAACCTCATACGGCACAACGTCCTGCTTCGACATCGAATAGTGCGCCGTGTACTCAAACGCCATCTGCCCCTTGTTTTTGTCCGCTGTTTTCAGCTGGAATCCGCCGGTCGACAGCGCGTTCATAAGACGAATAGCAATGAAACCACCGTTTGTCGCACCGTTCTTGTCGGAATAATCGCCCACAAGCCAGATGTCCGCAAAGTCAGCCGCCGAAAGATCACGCCGAGGAACAACCTTCGTCGTATCTGTGCCGTCGATGTCAGCCGCCGCCATAAGAGATTTCGCGGAGGCGGTCGTAGCCGTTACATATGTACCGGAAAGTTTCACTTCGACATCGTCCATCCGCTTCATTTCCATTGTGTTCTTGGGGCAATTGTCCACATCCGAGCCGTAGTCGGAATACGTCGGTGTCGCGGAAAATGTAACGCCTCCGGTAGTTGCACCGATCTGGTTCTCCGGTTCAAACGTTCCGGTTGCAGGCGTAAATTCGCTCAAAACAACGCCAGCGTTGATTTGCAGCTGCTTAAACGTATCCGCCGGAATTTTTGTAAATTTCGCCATGAAATCAGTCCTTTCAGTTCGCGGTAATGTATTCGACCGTTACGTTCAAATACCGCCGCTTGATGTATTTGTCGGAATCATCCGCGATGTTCTGGCACCACGGCGTTCCGCGCTTAATCCAAATTGCACCGCCGTCGCACGGAACGAACACGCCGCCAAAACCGATCGCGTCCGAAATTTCCTGCGCTTTGGCATTCGGTTCGGCTTCCTTTTCCGTGTAGTACCACAGATTCACCGTAAGCCCGATTTCTCCACTATCCCATGCGCCCGTGATGAGTTCATACGTAAGCCACGGAAACACTGCATCATCCGGCACGCTCGAAGCCGGATACGCCGTCAGGAACTGTGAAAACCACGCGTGCAATGCCTTGTCTTTTGTCATGCCGGTAACGCCTTCTTTTCTGCCGTGAAATACTTGAGCGCGAAACTCGCCGAGCGTGGTGACTGCTTTGCCGTCGGTTCCGATGTCACACGGTACGTCTCCCCAGTCGTTTTGTCCCGGAAGAAGTCGTTATACTCGATGGGAACGCTTTGCTGAACCAGAACCGAGTAAACGCTTGTCACGCCCTCTTTTTCGGCTCTCCTTGCCTCCATCGACGTATCAAGTGCCTGGTAGTTGGAAAACTCAACGCCCTCTACCCACGTCGTTTCAAAGCCGCCCGCTCCGTCCGGCACGCGGCTTTTGTCCAAGAGGACACACGGTCTTGCAAAATCATCAAGTAGGCTCATATCTTCCTCCATTGGTTCAGGCGCGACTTAAAAACAGACTGCCATGTTACCATTCCAGCGCCGGTTGCAGACCCGCTCGTCGTTTTCGAATAGCTGTACCCGCCGAAACTCTCCGACGTGTACGGGCTCGCGGCGATGTCTCCGTTCTTTTCCTGCCACGCCTTGATTTCCTCTCCCAAGCAGAGAAGTGCGGGAGGAACAGACATCGGCCAGATAGAGCCGTCAAAGGTCTCGTCTGCCATTGCGTAATCCGGGTATTGGTGAACTCCGTCGTTGAAAACAGAGCCCACCACACGGAAAAACTGTCCGTTTTGCAAAAACGGCAGTGTGATGCTGCCGTTTTCGACCGTGTACGTGCCACTGATTCTGTCAGTCTCGAACCAGTTCCGAAGCACGCCACATAATTCAGTCAGCATCACACCGCCACCTCCATTACTTCGCTGTTACCGTCGCGTTGCCAGCCTTCTGCGCCTTGTAGGTCGCGTCAGCCTCAACGACTGTGATCTTCTTGCCCGTCGCCGCAGTGATATCAGACTTGCCGTCCCACGTCGACCACGTTCTGACGTTCTGACCGTAGGTAACCGTCTCAGCCGACTCGCCTACCTTGTACTTGTAGACATTCCCAGACGTTTCCTTCGCCGGGTTGACTGTGATCTTCGTGTCGCCGGTTGCGGTTCCGGCTGCCGAAGTAACGGTCAGCGTGCCGAGCGACGGGGTCTCGTCAATGTCAGCAACGGCAATGCCGTCCTGATACTCCGCGAACAGGGTCATGCCCATGATCGCGAAGGACTCGGATACCGCCGTGGAGTAGTTGCCCTGCACGTGGAAACCGACAAGGTTCGTTTCGCCATCAGTTCTGTAGTCAAGACCGGCACGGGCGAAATCGCTGTCAGCCGGGTCGATGTAGTACAGAACGATGTTCTCAACCGGAGTCGCAATGACACGACCGCGCTTGATTTCTTCGTCAGACAGCAGGAACACAGTGCTGTAGCCCATGAAGTTCTTGATGTACTGGAAGCCGAACTCAGTCTGGATAGTGATATCCGCGCCGCCGAGGTAGTCATACAAGTCCATGACGTTCACGAAGCCAACGACGTTCGTCGCGGTTCTGTGCATCTGCTTGAACTTGTTGATAACAGCGCCTTTCGCCATCGCAAGCGCACGCTGCCAGTTGGTTTCGCTGACGCTCAGAAGACCGGTATTCAGGTAGTCGTAGAACCGGTTCGTGACATTGGTCTGAAGCTCATACAGGAAAGCTTCGTCGGTCATCGCGACTGCGACATCATAGCCGTATTCCTTGATCGCCTCGATGGAGACCGCCTTCGCGTACTTTTCGACGTTGATGTTCGCGTAGTCCTTCTCGATGACCGTCGCTTTGGAGTAGGGGATCTCTTCGCCCTCGCCGACGCTCTGTGCAAGCGTGACGCTCGCAGTCTTGGATTTCAGAACGGTACCAGGCTGCTTTTTGATGGGGCGCATAATGCCAAGAATGTCGCGCAGGTGCTGCCAGTTCCGCGCAAAGCGGGTTACAAAATCGATTTCACGAGCGGCTACCTGAACGTCGCTCGTCATGGTCAGGTTGTTTTTTGCTGCCATATTATTCTTCCTTTCCGAACAAATTGAGATTTGCGGCAATTGCTGCCTGCCGTTCAGACGCGTCCCTGATTTTGAAGATGTCATCCCGGCTCATAGCGCCGCCGTTGTTTGTGGGCGGGTCTTTGGTGTCCGCGCCCTTCTGTTTCGTGGTAACAACGAAATCTGCCCACTCTTCCTTGATGGACTTCTTCAAATCATCTGCGTTCTTGATCTTCCCGTCTTCCAATTCAACCGAAGAAAGATCGGTGACCTTCAAAACAGAATCGATGCGCTTTTCGCTGATACCCGCAGACTTCAAAAGTTCCCGATACGCGGATTCCTTCGCGCTCTTGGTTTCCTTCTGCATCTGCTCTCTTTTGTAGTCGTCAAATTCCTTTTTGACCTTGTCGTGCTTATCCTTCCAGCCATCGTCGCCTTTGGCTTTCAGGTTTTCCAACTCCGCCTGTACTCCGGGGAGCTTTTCAGCGTCTGCCTTATACCGCGCGAGATCGCTTTTCAGCCCGTCCACGGTATCGGTGTGCGCCTCAATGATCGTGTCCATCTGCTCTTCCGTCAGCCCCATGCCCTTTAGGAGTTTCCTTGTTAATGCCATGTTCTATCTCCCTTTCCCTTGTCGGCGGTTCTTTGCCGCGACAGAACAAAAAAATGTGGCAACAGTCGTTTCTTCACTGTTACCACATTTATACCTCATATTTTAGGCTCTCTTACGCAAACTTTCAGCCATTTTTCAATTCATCCTCTACGATCTGCCGGTATTCGGATGCATGGTCAGCCGCTGCGGGCTTCAAATACGGCTGTGCTTTATTGCCCGCCGTCCAGTGCCAGTTCCCCTTCGCGTCCTGATACGCCCACGGCGTAGGTCTCCCGCCCGGATAATACTTGCCGGTTCCGAGTTCGACGTATGCGGCATATTCCGTGTCACTTCCGATGTATGCAGCCGGTTCCCCTTCATCTACGCGGTGAGTGATACTGTTCCTCAGATTGCCAGTGTCCACCGGGCAAAGCCGCTTCGCGTACTTTTCAGCCGTCATGCCGATCTTTTCGAGGGCACGAATCAGCGCGTCGTGCATAGCGGACTTCACTTGTTCGGAATTGTCGATAAATTCAACGTTCACTTTTCACTTCCTCTGCAATTTCTTTTAATGCTCTCAAAAAATCATCAATGATGTACTCCCCATTTTTCATTTTTTCTTAAGCCTTTCAAAGATTTTCACAAGTTCTGGATCTAACTCGCTTGTTTCCCCAAACCAATATGCCGTGAAGCTCTCTGCAACATATTCTTGCCTGTTGCTTGTAGCGTATGCGGAAACATTTTCGGCATATTTTGAAAAACTGCTCGCAATATCGAACCCAGATTCTTTCACAGCTTTTGTGAACAACCTATCGTCTAAGTAATGCCCTAGCTCGTGAACCATTGAGCCATAGGCATCAGGTTTGCTAACATTTGTCCTGCCCGTTTTCTTTAGCGCTTTAAGATAACGCATTTGAAGCTCTGCCGCTATGCCCGTTTTTTTCTTGGTTTGCTCCATTGCCACATCAATGTTTGGTAATACCTGATTAAGCAAATCTGTGTATTCCTTTATGTGGGCTGCCATCTCTTTTGCATTTTTAAGGTATTTTTTGTTGAAGAACAAATCTCCGGTTCCCCATTGATACGCCGCTTCCGCCGTTGTATCTTTGAAGCGTTTTTCTCTTGTATTAAACGGAGTTATATTCCGAAGTTTATAGTCAACTTCATACTCGCCAAGAACTTCTGTCAACGCCCTGTTCATTTCATTTGCATGTGCGATGTCGATTCCACGATAATCAACTTTCCCTGTATATTTGCTCTTGTAACTTTCAACGAACATTTCCGCGTATTTTTCCGCTTCATCGATCGTTCCCGCAGGGGCAAAATTAGGCTTTTTCACACGCTTTTTCCACCCCGCCCACTCTGCGTATGTCATATTTTCAATCAGATCATTCTGCCCTGTCTCTGGATTTCTGGCGCGGCGCTGTCCTCTGGAAGTGTCAATTCCCTCTATCGCAGATACCAGCGTGCAGCGGCAGTTGTATATTTCTTCCGGTCTGCCTTGCGGGTCTCCTGGGAAACGGCAACCATTAGAAAACTTCTTGTCGTTGTCCACGACCTCGCCATCGAGCATCGCGTGAGAATGTCGCGTCCTCCCGTCCAGCGTCGCCATCCACTCTTTGCGGCATTTAATGCCCATCTTTTCAGCCGCAAAGTAAGAATCCATCCGTCCGGCGTTCTGCGCACCCGTTACTGCCGTTCGAGCTGTCCGGATAGCGGAATCGCGGTTCATAGTGATGATTCTGGTTTGCAGGTCATCCGCCATGTGCTTAATACTCTTCCCCTGCAAAATGGAGCTTGTGACGCTGGCTGTGATCTGCTTTTTCCCCCATGCAAGATCAATCCCGCGTTTTAACGCTCTTTTCGGCGGGTAATACGGCATAAGCTCCGGCTGTTCCACAATCAAGCGCTTTACGGTCTGTTCGTCCCATAAGTCAAATCCGACATCGCCGGTCACCTGCTCAATGGTGTACGCCGCGAAATTCCGGTTCAAACTATAAATGCCCGGCGTTGCATCGTTGACATACGCAACAGTAGCAGCGTTTGTATTTGTCATGCGCTCTGCAACTTTATCGCGCAGTGCCTCGAATCGCTTGCCTCGCCCGATCTGCGCAAGCCGCCATTGCTTGTATTGTTCCTCGGTGATATCGCCAGCGTCCAGCCGTGCCTTTTCGGAAGCGTCACGGTCTGCGAACTTTGCGAAATACTCCTTGATGATGTCCGTCAGACCGTCATACGCTTCTTTGTAAGAATCGTATATCCGCTTTTCGAGCGCCTTTAACTCTTTTTCGGTGAGGTCGTATCCCTTATCAGGTCTCATCGTTCACTATCTCCGGCGGCTCGAAGCTGCGCTCAATATCCTCTGCCGCTTTTCTTTTCAGAATTTCGGCGACTTCTTCCTGCGTCAGCCACGGGAGCTTGTTCAAAATTGTCTCATCATCGAGGTAGTTTGCCGCAAGAAGCACCATCTGCGTTTGTTCCAGCTGATTTGTTACCTTAGAGCGAGTAAAAGATGGCTCATCCTCAATCCCAACGATTTTAAAAAGCGCCTGTAAGAAATCAATTACGCAGTATTCGAATTGATCGACCTTGTTATCCATCGACTGATATGCCGCATTGATCTCCGTCGCTGTTTTCTGCCCGCCTTGCAGTTTTGTAACGTCCAACATCTGAAAATCTCGGTACAGATCGTCGCTGATTCTGGAAAGAAGCGCTTCCCGAGCTTCAACCGGGATTGTGAGCGTATGAGCCTCCGCCTTCGCGCCGTCATCGTCCACAAGACCTACGCCAATTCGCCGCATGGACTCTTTGAACAGTGCCATATCGATCTCGTCCATGCCGCCAGCATTGGAGATCGTCCAGTAAATAACGGATGCATCATCAACCGTATTTGCAAAGCCGGATTTGATCAAATCGTAGCAGTCAATCGCCTCGCGCTGTCCGACCAGTTCAGACTGCTTTGCGCGGTTCCCGTACATAGGAATAATAGGGAAGCCCGGATAATTCTGATACGCCAGAAGTTCAGTCCCGTCAATCTCAGAAGTTGCTTCCACAGCCACATAGCCGCGCTTCGGCTCCAAGATCATCATTTCTTCTCCGCTCCGTCGGATGTACTGTGTAAATCCGTCAGGTTCGAAGAGCGTAGCACGCAGCGGCTTGCTTGTGCATACTTGCCAGAAACGAATGCCCGACCGAAGCGCTCCGTTTTCTTCATCCAGAAGCGGAACAAATTCTGTCACATCAAACACTTCAAGGTGATCGAGATTCCAGAAACCATAGGAAACGCCACCGACAAGCGCGTCGTGTGCTGCGTCTTGGAGCCGTGTGTCAAACCCAGCGCCCAACTTCGCTTTGTTTTCCTCTTTTTTCAGTGTCACGCCGTTTCCAAGCAAATACTGCGTTTCCTGCGTGATGAAATTTGCAAAGAAATTGCTCCGAAGCTTATAGTTCGGACTGTAGTTGTCCGGAATGACTTTCCCGTTGAGTGTATAAAGCAGCTTTTGAAAATTAGCAATCGTCACATTCCGGTGCGCGTCATACTCCTTCGCAATAACCGCCTGTTTGTATAAATCCGAGTCTTTGTGATTATTTATCGCTGACAGAACAAATTCCATCCGTTCCCGGTCAGACTTTTCCGCAACCTCTAAAAAATCCTGATATGTTTTCATCTTTTACCTCACCGCGCCAGTTCCGGCACAAATCTGTGTTCTTTGAAGTGCTTTTTCAAGACCGTCATCACCATGTACCTGATTTCGTCCATAGCGTGGTCGTTTTCCTTCACGACGCGGTCAGATTCTGCTTTTTCGTCCCACCTGTAAAGCCCGAATTCGCGGATGGCGTCCTCGCAGCTCTCATGGATTTTGACTTTCCCGGACGCAATCATCTCAGCCGTTGTCTGTATGCCTGGCAGTACATCATTCACAGCCCCACGTACTTTGAACTCGTGGTGCTTCTTTACGGTAGCAATAAAAGCGTCCGCAGACGGGTCTACAATCAGGCATTTTATATCCCGCCCGCCCGCGAGGCGCTTGACCTCTGAATAATACTCTTCCGGAGTTTTTTCTTTCCGTTCTTCTCGCCCGCAGTAATAATACTCTCCAATGCGCACCGCTTCCGTTTTCGTCACGCACCACAAGCCAGCCGAAAACGGATTGTGCGTGCCGTAGTCAATGGAAATGTAATAATCGCCGGTGTCCGGTATGTCCTGCACGATGCAGGAATCGCCGAACATAGGGTATACAAGTCCTTCTGCCAGCGTCCATTTTCCAAGAATGTATCTATCGTAGAAAACCGTTCCGGCATATTCCTTCTTTAGGTTTTCTACGAAGGAAGGAGGCAAGAACGGATTATCATCAATTGTATAAACTTGGCTGAAAATATCTGCATTGCTGTCCAAGAACTTTTTCAACCAATGGTTCGGATATTGCGGGTTATACGTTCCGTCAAAGCATGAATACTCTTTATCAAGTCGGCTTTTCAGAAGTGCAAAGACTTCTTCCGACCAATCTGCAACCTCGTCACCGTAGCAATACTTGATTGACGCGCCGCGGATTTTCGAGACCTGAGATACCTTTTCCGCACCGAGGCAATAGCACTTCTCGCCAAATATCCAAGCAGTGTTATCGCTTGATATCGTTCCTACCAGCTTATCGCCGTAAAGATTCCGCATCGGCTCGAGCACGTTTCGCTCGATTGTGGATTTTGTGACACCGAGGATGACGGCAAGCCCATCTTTACCGGCACGCTCCCGAATACGAAGTGGGATAATCCATTTAAAATCAAGATACGTCTTCCCACTTCGAGTTGCTCCGCCCTTAAAGTTCCAGCGGTGATTTGCGTATCTAGCAAATTCAAGTTGTTTCTGACTTAACAGCATCTCTAAACTCCCTAAGCACCCCATCCAGCTTATTCAGGCTGTCATTGCTGCTGGCCGTGTTCTTCGTTGCCTTGTCAACGATAATACCAAATGATGTCGCGATCTGGCTCAGCGTCGCTGTAGAGATTTTTTCTGGGTCAGTCAGCGCTTTCAGGTGCAAAACGATAGCTTCCTGCATCGCGCCTTTCTGCGATTCCATGAAAGCCAGCATCTCAGCCGTGTTTTCCTCTTTTTTCTGCTGTACTTTTTCGCTGATATCTGGTGATGCGTCAACAATTCTCTTCACAGTCTGGTGCGTGACGCCATGCTTCTTCGCGACAGCGTTGTACGACTGCATTTCTACCCAGTCGGCAACTATTTTCTTTTTCTGCCGATCTGTCAACCTCGCAGCCATAATCACCACCTCGTTACCCTGCCAGCGACGTAAATTCTGGCAGGTAAGCGAACCTCATTATCTGTTCCCCGTTCGCCTTGCAAATTTTGTAGATTTCCTTGTAGTGAGTTCCTTTTTGCATTTCTTCTGAAACTGTGTGCAAAATCATATCTTCAAGAAACCCAATTACTGATATCGTTTTGAAGGGGACGCTGTCGCGCTGGCCTCCTTGAATCCCGACAAGGTCGTTTACCAATTTCGAGTAAATCGTGTATACCTGCTTTCTCATGTTCCGGCTGCCTTGCGCCTCTGCATATTCAACCAGATCGGCAAGTGTGTCTGTCTCAGCTCTCCGCACAAGCTTCCCTTGTTTTCTTGTCATGAGCCATTCAGAAGACTTCCTTTCGCGGATGAAAGCTTCCATGCGGTTAAACGCCGTGATATATTTAAGCTTCCACTCGAGCGCTTCTTCCCCTGTGAACCCCATCACCAAAAGAGAAAAACCATCGCGGTTCATGAGGTACTCTTTGTACTCTCTTCCTCTTTCCGTCTCATAGTGGCTTTTGATAAACATGTTTTTCACCGCACAATTTTGCGCAGTGAGATTTTCAATGCTGAGGATACACCTCTACGCTCTCAACGATACACTATGTTTAAGGCTCTCTTACGCAAACTTTTGAATATAAACCACGTTTTTCTGCCACTAAGTAGATAAACTGCCTATGCCATTCCTGGGCGGTACGCTCCGAAACATATACCACCATAGCAGCGCCCTGTAAGGTGTGTGTACGCTTCCACAGAACCAGATCAATAAGCTTCAGCCGTTCCGCACCATCTGGGAGCTGCTTTGTTTCTTCGACAGCAGCATCTACCGCGTCGATTTCCTCGCGCGTCATAAGCGTACCGCCCTTGTAGCTTCGTACCATCCATTTTGCGTAGCCCCACCACCCATAGCGCGGTTTGCTCACCACATCAACCTCCTATCTCCCCGAACTCCCGAACCCATTTTCCCCGCGTTCCGTCTTCTCGAGCGAGCTGACCACTTCCAGCTCCGGAAGGATGCAGGGCAGTATAACAAGCTGCGAGATCTTGTCGCCCCTACAGACCTTGTAGGGCTTGCTTCCGTGGTTGTATAGCTTGACCATGATGCTTCCGGTGTAGCCGACGTCTATGACCCCTTCGCTGGTGATTCCGTGCTTGACATTCAGACCGCTTTTGCTCTTGAGCAATCCCACGGTGTTTTTCGGCAGCTGGACATGCACGCCTGTATCAAACAATTCGCTTCCTCCGGGGTAGATGTAAACGTCGTCGTTCGCGGAATACAGGTCTAACCCCGCGTCGTATTCATGCGCCCTTGTGGGCATGATCGCCCACGGTTCCAAAACAATTTTCATTTGTCCCACCAATCCTTGATTGTATCGTTCCGTTCGAAAAACGGCTGAAAGAACGGACCGCAGAGCTTCTTGAGGCTCGAGTCCAGCCGATGAATTGCATCGTCTGATTCCTTCTTGCCCAGCCATGCCACGCCGTACTCTGCGTCAAGCTGCTCCATTTTGTCCAGAAGTTCCTTTGCCTTCGCCGGGCTTTTGAGCATGCCCAGTTCATGCGCCGCCACAAAGAAAAGGTCCGTCACCTTCTGCTTTCCGGCTTCCATACCGGCGGAAAAATATGCCTTATTGCTCCTGCGAATACGCTTTGCCAGATTGTTCATTGTGCTCATAGCTGTATCCCCCTCTCACAAGAAAACAGTTTCATCGGTGACTTGTCCATTGTCTGTGATTTCTACTTCCATTTCATCAGATAATTTCACGCGGATTTCTGCCCGCTTTGCACGAAATGGCGCAAATGACGAGTTATAGCAGTCGCATACAATGTAGTCTCCATCAAACCGGAACGTGTTTTTGTGGCAGTCCTTGTACTCTGCATTCCTGTTGCAGGTTGAAAGCTTTGCCCATTGTCCCTTCCAGTCCGGAGCTTTGATTTTGTAATCAGGATACGCTTCCTGAAATGCTGCATACTTTTCCGGGAATAAATCCCGTAGCTGATGCAAAAACATCGGAACGGTTTTGTCCTGATAATCCCGAATGACGCCGCCCACCATTGAGCGTGGGATAAAATTGCAAATCCTCTTGATATTTTCTGGCGTGAGTTTATCGGCGCTTATGTACAGTTTGTTTGTGCTAAAATGCGGGTTATCGCAACGGATTTCCCCGCCGAAATCCTCCAACCATATATAAGAAACGGTGAGAAAAGCGTCTTCTCCTATGCGTGTAATCAAATTGGTTGATGGATATTGCAATTTCCCATAAGCTGGATTTGTTCTGGCTTCTTTCTGAACCTGTAAAAACGCCTTTGACCGTTTTGTTCCACCATCCACAATTGTGATCTTACCGTTGGGGCATCTGACGCCAAATAGTGTTGTTACGCAAAAACACTTTCCATTTTTATAGGCAGAGCATTCCTCGGCGCGGTTGCAGCGGATGTATTCCGCTCTTAACCTACAATCCCTGCTACCATCTCCGTATAAATGCGCGCAAATGCAGTTATCGTTCATAGCTGTATCCCCCTTATGTACTTGTCAAAATACGTCACAGCCACAGCCATAGCCGCCCACATGTCGGCGGCGAACCCGTAAAAGAAACCGGGGTTCTTCTTTGTTCCCTTGCCGTAGTTCGGCTGACCTGGCGCGTAGCGGTCGACGAGGGCTTGCCGGATGTTCGCATCCTTCGCCGACGCTCTGCCGCATAAGTAAAGCTTTTCTTCCAGGCGGAAGATCTTCTGTATCTGGTACCCCTTCCGGTAAAGCTCGGCGTACTCCCAGAACCGCCCAATCCAAAAACAGGTGTCAAACACCTCTTGACCGACTGACATTCCCATACCGGCGACCATTTCGATTGCCAGATGCTGATACTCTCGGCAGAGAACGGGGAATATCTCATCGTTCGGAACCTTACCAACGTCCAGCACCTTCCGGATTTCCTTCCCGTCGTGCTCGACCACCACATACCCGGATTGAATGTTGCCGGGATCAATCGCCAGAATTACGCCCATTTTGCAGCATCTTCCCCCTCTCGCACGGATTCATCTCTTCGCACCAGCCGAAGCGCCAGCAATGCGTTGTGAGAAGTCCGAAGAACTCCGGGCATTTACGCTGGACGATCTTGCACATCTCACTCACTACCTTTTGCGTTTCCGGTGCGGCTAGGTTGCACAATCTCTTCTCTGCAATCACCATCAGCTCTTCGGCGCTCATGTACCAGATCATGTCCACCGGCGCATCCTGCCGCGCTGCGTTCCGGTCGTATTCGTCCTGACGATCATTCCGCTGAGACCGGATAAACGGCTGTGCGTGGACGTGGCGGGCTAAATGGGTGCTTACCCAGTACGGCACACCCTCGAGGTAAAACGCAAACTGCAGCGTCCGGATGGGGCTGTGCCGCGCCCGGAGGATGGAGTGTTTCCACTCCATGTCCGGTGCTGTTTTCATCTCCTTTCCGATGGTGACTAAAGCGCACTGTTTTGCAAACGCCCAGTCCTCATCGGTGGGATATTTCAAAAGTGTGATGTTCATTCTTCCCTCCGTTCTCCATTGTTACCTCCATCCATCTTCGCGCCGCAGTTTGGGCAGCAGTCAGGTTTCCAATCACACCAAATATCAGCATCTAAATCCTTGAATTTATCTTTCCCGCACACTGGGCAAATTGGACAACCATTTTCCCAATGCCCATGCACCACCGGCGCAACGTCGGCGGCGGGCATTTCCCGAATTTCGGCATATGCGCGTTCCAACCGTGTTAGTGCCGTCATGCTTCCACCGCGTTCTGCTTTCCGTAACGCAAATAGCGCATCATCGCGCCGGATATAATCAGTCATCATTTACCCTCCTGTTCCATGCCTCGACCGCTTCAAACCGGAATCCGTATTCACTCCCCGTTTGCGAAATATGGCATTTGGGGCAGGAACACAAATACCAATCTATGAATCTGTTATGGTGTTTGGTTACGACAGCTTCCCCGCCGCAGAAAGGGCACGGTTTCAGTTCAGCCATCGTCCCGCACCTCCACGCCAGCCTCGTCCAGCAGATCAGAAAGATCGGTGTCCACGCTGCTACCAATAAACTCGCCATTTTCGTCGTAGTGGTTGTACTCCGTGGTCGGTCGGGATTCTATCCCTGCAAACTCTTTTAAAAGTTTCAGATATTCGTCGTTATCGAAGAGCTGAGCCTGATAGAGTTGTCTCAACTGCGCTTTGGTTATACACCTAGCCATCCTTCTTGCCCTCCTTCTCTCCGAGAACCTCCTCTAACAGTGTGTCATAAAGCTCATGCTGTTTAGGGTTCTGAAAGCGTTTTTTGATAAACGACGGGCACGTCGGCACGAAACATCCAGATTCCGGGTACCCTTTCTTCCTCCACTCTCGCCTCCATAGCGCAGAAGCCCACTCCATGACGTTCCCGTAGCCGTATTTCTCGCAGATTCTCTTGATTTCAAGGCACTCATCGTCATATGGTCCCAGACTAACCATCCTTTTTTCCCTCCTCTACACGCGACTTAAGCCATTCTTTGATTTGCATCGCGCAGGAGCAGCAAAGCTCAATATCAGGTGATTCCTCATGGAATGCGCTTCGCACGTTTACATACGTCGCAGAGCTTGTGGGGTTTATTTCCGCCCCGCAGCGGTCACATACTCGTTTCGTTGCCATCCTTCTTGTCCTCCTCATCCTTGAGAATCACCATCGCGGAGTAATAATGTTCGTGGGATCTGCCATCAATCGCGGAGCTGTACTTAATGTCCACCACGCGTTCCGGCGTAAATTTCTCGATAGCACCGTTGACTAACGTCTCAAGTCTGCCGATGAGGTCGCTCTCGACCAGAATTACCTTCATGTCTTGTCCTCCATTTCCTGCAAAGCCTTCTCGGCTTTTTCCTCCGTCAAAAACACCGTCCGCCCGATTGCTTCCTCGCAAAATCTCTTCCGCCCGGTAATGTACGTCGTGCCTTCCCGGTCAATGCGAATCGCGTCTACCGTGACCGGTACGGGCTTTTTGGGGCGCGTGTAAAACATCCGGGACAGCCATACCGTATCGCCCGGGCGGATGCGCTTTCTGTCCATGTCCTCAAAATCCGCAAGGCGTTCCGCCATCTGGACGATTTCGCCAACCGTCGCACAACCCAATGCGTGCCCATTTACCAGAACACAATCTTCATTCCGGCTTGTCAGTCGTTCCATCGGTATTCTCCTTGTTCTCGAACTGCTTCAAATGTTCGCGCAGCTCCGCGCATACCCATGCTGCCTGATAGAGGAGAGCCAAAACGTGCTCGAACGATTCAACATCTTCCCAGAGCCATTCGGCCATCATCATCGAGAAGGAATCATCCGAGATATCCAAGTCCACATACGGGCAGTTCCATCTGGTCAGATCCCGCGACAGGTCGAACAGTCTGATGTCTGCGCCGTTCTTCCCGTATCCGCGCACCCATACCTCTTTGTCCTTGACGTAGAACAGGTTCAGCGCCATTTCAAGATTGTTTTTCGGGGTGTCTGTTGTCAGCCTCATTTTTCGTCCTCCTCAATTTTTGGCATATGTGCAAGCGTCTTGTACGCCGCAAACACCACATTCCCCGCTTTGGTCAATGCTTTCGTGCCGCACACCGCGCATTCGATGAGGTACAATCTTTCCTCGCAGTAGTACACGTGGAGCTTGTGTCCACATCTTCCGCAGCATATGTCTGTCTCCCACGCAAGGTAATTCGTACCGTCGTTTTTGCCATCAAAAACCTGATGGCACAGCTCGTCAAAGTTCAATGCACCTTTCATCATTCCACCTCCGGTGCTTCCGGCTTCGGCAACCGCTCCGTCACCGGAATCCACCGCTGCTTCTCCCGCAGCGCGTCCCTCTCGGCTTCTGCCTCCGCCTGCTTTCTCTGGGCGAGGGCAATCACCATGTTCTTCCCTTCAAGTTCTCTTCTGAGACTTTTTATCTCGTCCGATTGCCCATCTGTCAGCGCGCGCAGAAATTCAATGGATTTTTCATATGCTTTTTTCTGCGGGCGTTTTGCTTTGCCAAGGCTTGCGCCTTCTCGCAGCGCCGCGTTCTCGGCGGTCAGGCGCTCGATCAAGTCAGCTGCACCAACCATCATGTCGCCCATACAATCCTCGCTGTCAAATAATGGGCATTTCGCACAAGTTTGTGTGTCTGTTCTGCGGGAGCATATCCGCAGTGCCTGCACGATTTCCTTGTCTGTCATAGCGCGTTCTCCTCCCGCTCAAAGCGGATTTTCATTTGTGCGGGGCAAAGGTCTACCTCCGGGCGGCGCTTTCCTGTCCAGCGAAGCCCGCCGGCCTGTCCGACGCACTTCCATCCAGCCGCCTTTAAGCTTGTCCCCGGCTCCGTATCCAGAATGTAAGTAATCAGTTTGTGGTAGCCCATCGCCCGGGCGGCGCGCCATGCAGCGGCATACAGAATAGAGCAGGCATTTCGAGTTCCGTCTGTACAACAGCGGTTTACCTCAAGCGTCCATCCATCATCCAGATACCGTGCAACGGGTCTCCCGACGATCGCCACGCCTACGATTTTCTCTCCGTCTGTGCAGCCGATGGAAAATTTATGTCCAACGACCGGCTTATGATGGCGGTGATGCTCTGCCACAAACGCATTTGCTTCTGCCAGCGATACTGGGCAAATATCAAGCATCTGTCTTGCCTCCTTCCTCCACGCTGATCCGCTGCGACACCTTCTCCCGCAGCGCCGCGTTCTCGGCGGTCAGGCGCTCGATCATGGTGATAGCTTCATCCGCCAGCCGCTCCGTGCAACGCACATACTTCATTTGTGGGCAAAGCCCGCAGCCCTTCTCTATATGCGTCGCGCAGATACGCAGCGCCTGTATAATTTCCTTGTCTGTCATAGATCCTCCATTCCTTCAAAAACCATTTGTCCCGGCAAAACGCCATCCTCCATCCACCAGTGCATAACGTCATCACCTGTTTGCCAGTCGCAAGGCAAGCCTCGCTTTTGCCGTTCCGCAAGCATCCTGTCAAATGCCCGGACATACGCAGATTTTATTTTCGGGTAACGCTTAAACTGCGCATATCGGTGTTTCCCTGCCATCGGGCATCCGATGCACCCCACGCGCTTCCATCCGCATTCATACAGCGGATTCATGCAGATCTTTTCGGCAGAAGCGTAGTCCAACACATCAGATTCCGTCCAGTCGATGATTGGGTTGATCGTCCGCGTCCCCTTGAGCTGACAATTTTCCATCATCATTCGGCTTTCGTCGTTGTCATTCATCAGCGTCAGCCGCTTGTCCTTGCTCTTATGCAGCGCTTCCATAACGCCGCGAGATTTCCGCTTTTGCGATTCCGCCCAGCGAACGCCTGTTGCAATCCATCTGCCTTTCCCACCGCCCTCTTTGAGTTCTGCGCAGCAGTAGCGCAGCAGGCGTGTCGGCGGCATGAGTTTTCTCGGAATCAGATTCCACATGGTCACATTCCCACCGTCCGATGTGCGGTGGGTATCGATGGTGCATTTTACGCCTGCCAGTTCCAACCGCCGGAAGGTATCCCGCACGTGCCAGACGGTCTCCGGCGCATCCGCCGTGGTCAGCGAGTGCAAAACCTCATACTGGATACCGGCTTTGCCCGCCAGATGCAAAAGCACGTCCGAGTCCTTGCCACCCGAGTAGGTAATCACAAGCGGCTGCTTGTATACCCGCAGGGACATTTCAGCCGCAAACCGTAGCCGCTCTATCGCGGTCTGCTCTAAATCGCTCACGTCACATCGCACCTCCTATTTTCCGTTTCCCTCTTGCCGCCCTCCGGCAGTTTCTCGCCCCGCCGTCCGTCATCTGGTTTATGTCGATGATCTCGGCACGCTTGTCGTAAACTTTGAGCCGCCTTTCCTTCTCAGCCTGCCATGCCACGCAGGACGCGCTGCATCCGGCTTTCCGGTTGGGGCAGTCCTGCGTGCACGGTCCGAAATTATTCATGTCTTCCTCCTGACCTGCACCGTCACTTCCGCCTCCCAGCACTCCGGTTCCCGGACGGTGATAATCTTCCGCCGCCCGTCCTCCGGGTCCTTGACGCTGACGAGGTAAAACGTCTTGTTCTTCATCTTCTGCGGATACTTCCGCGCCCTTAAAGGCGTTCTGAACTTCGGCATGAGTCGGGGGAATATGGGAAGCGGCTTTGGTATGACAATCCAAACCTCGATTCCCTGCTTCATCATGCTTCCTCCCCCAACATCCGCTGAATCGCCGCCCGCTGCACATCGGACAGCTCGTCCCCGTGATGCTGCACGTTGTATCCCGGCTTCTTCCCCGGCTGTGACGGCGCGCCCTTCTCATGTTCTTTCGATTCCCACGTCAAGAACTTCTGCTTCCAGTTCCGTACGGGGTCACCCTTCCCGTCGACCCAATTTCCGGCAGAATAATAGTCGAAAAATTTCTGTGCCAGATTCGGGGCTCCACGCTCCTTCGCGTATGCGGAAACATCTTCCAACGTAGGTGGTATAAATTTCTTACGTTTCTTCTCAGAAATAGAACTACTTTCTTTTCTATTTCCATTTCCATTTCCTAAAGGTAATACCGTGGTATTACCGCAAGCGCTACCATCAGACATACCAGAGTTATCATTTTCTTTGTTCCAACGCTTGCTGATGTTCTCCCTCTGCCGCTGGCAATGCTTGTCCCGTTTTTCGATTTCAAGCTCCATCCGGCGATTGAAGTACTTGCCGTCCTCATCCTTCTGAAACTTGCTCATAACCTCGTCTGACGGCTTTTTGACAGCCCGTATGATTTCCTGCATCGTCATATGCCCGCGCTCTCTTTGGAGGCACAGGAGCGTGATATACTGCCCACGCTCCCGCATATCCATCAAGGCACAGCCGGATAGGAAATCCGACGTATAAAACAAGACGGCAGGGTCTTTGTTGTTTGCCATCCCGCCACCGCCTTAGAACGGCGGCTGATCGCCGTCATCCTCGTCCATCATCGTAAACCCGCCGGGGTTTTCCGGGTCCTTCGGCTCCGAAGATTTCTTACCTTCGCCGAAATAAACGCGGTTCACCACGATCTCCGCAGACCGGCGCTTGTTTCCGTCCTTGTCCTTCCAGTCGCGCAGCTGCAGCCGTCCGTCTACAACCGCCATGCTGCCCTTGAAAAAGTATCCGCTGACAAAATCAGCTGTTCCCTTCCACGCAACGCAGTCAATGAAATCCGTCTCTTTCTCTCCGCCCTCCGGCGTGAAGTCGCGGTCAACTGCCAGCGTGAAGGATGCAACGGACGTTCCGCTCTGCGTCTTTCTCAACTCCGGGTCGCGCGTGAGCCGCCCCATAATAACAATGTGGTTCAGCATTTGCCGTCCTCCGTATCCGCCGCGTTCTCTACCGGAGCGCCAAAAATGACTTTCAGGATAACGTCAATCTCATACGATTTCAGTTCCTTGTACGCTCTCTCAAGCATCGAAAGCTGCATACTTTTTTCCACCATTTCCTTGTACTGAACTGCATCCAGATAAACAAACGGTTTGCGTTCTTCCATGCTTACATCCCTTTCTTATAAATGTGGTTCAGCATGCTTCCTCCTTACAGCATGACTGTTACGCGCCCAGCTTCGATCTCGTCGGCAAGATGTTCCTCGAGGTATTCCTTGATCGTCTTCCGCGCTTCCAGCTTCCACATGCCGCCGTCTGCCTCAACAAACGAAATGCCTCTTTCGTCAATGCGGATAAGGAACAGTCCAAGCGGCTGCTCAATTTCTTGAAAGGTTCTGTAGGGGCGAAGTCTTACCAGCGGACGAATTGTCGCGTTTGCCTGTAAGCTTACACCCTTCTGCGTGACAATCGTCGTAGCGACGCCGATATCGTTATAGGTGATCTTTGCGCCGGTCGTGATCTGGGAGAGCAGCTGAAGCGTATACGCGCGGTCTTCCGAGTCCTGAAATCTGGTTTGCAGCGCGACTGCCGCCCGTTCAAACGTGAGCTTCGTTTCTGCGTCCCAACCGGGAACGTCCGTAGCCTCCACAACATACGGAACCAAGCGCCTCATGCGAAGCGTCGCATCCGGGCTCCTGAACGCTTCGACGCGAAGGTGTGACGGGATTTTGATAAACAGTTGTCCATTTTTTGCATTGACCGTGCCTTCCCGAAGAATCATTTTGCAGAGCGCGTCAAGGCTGTTCAGCTGGATAGTATCTGCGCTGAAAAGGTCTTCGTGAATTTCTCTGTAAGAACCGTCTGGCGTAAGAGAATACGTGTGATCTCCAAGCGTATAAATGGTAGGTCTGGACATCGCTTCGATTTTTTCAATAGCTTCCTTAATCATTTCTTTTTCCTCCTTACGCATTTCTAACCAAATTCAAGACGGGTGCTACTTCCTGTTCTTCGCCCATCATATCCAGCTGACCTGGCACGTTCGGTACCATTTCCACCGCCGTGACCTCGCCGAATTCATTTCCGGTGATATAAAGTGATGTCGCAACCGGATTTGTCGGGCAAAGGGCGCTCTTCACGCCGCAGGCAACCGATACGGTCTGCCGGTTGGAGTCTGGGCGGAACTCAATGGTAAGCTGCACTTTCCGCTTTGCTGTAGCCTCTGTGTTCGGGTCAAGGATGTTGTCCACGACCTTTGTCATTTCGTAGTCGATTCTCTCCATAATCGCTCCACGCGCCATTTGGAGGATGCTTGTCCTTGTGTCTTCCATGATCTACATTCCTTTCTTATAAATCAGTTTCGTTTCATCCCAATCGGGATATTTCATCTTGAGATACCGCCTGATATACTCTCTCAGGCTTTTGCGCTTCGGTGATTGGTCAAATGCCATGTGGCAGCTATCGCATAGCGTCACAATGTTCTGTTCGATTCCAAGCCCGCCCTGCGACCGTGGAATGAAATGACACCACGGATTGCCGGGGCGAAGGCAGACAATGCAGCGCCCGCCGTCGCGCGCCCAGACAGCCTCCTTGATCTTCTCAGGTATCTTTGTCGCCTTCGTTTCCTTTCTCATCCTGCCTCCATTCCAGCGCCATACGCTCGAGTTCTTCCGGCGGGAGCGTCTCGATGCCCTGCTGTTTGCAGTCCTCTACAACCAGATCAATGAGCCGCGCCATTTGCTTTGTGTCGTAGGTGCTCGAGCCGTAGTAGCAAATGACATTCGTGCAGCCCGGAATTTTTGACGCCATAATCTCCGTACACCAGCCGAGACCGCGCGATTCCCAGCCTTCCCGGAACCGCTTGACCGCTGCGTCCGGAATGCAGATCGTATCGGAGTTATCGCCAACGTCCGGGATATAGTGCCGATAAATTTCCTCCGGCGGTGCACCCACCTTAACCGAAAGCTTATTGCAAAGCACCCAGAGATACCGGTTTGCATCCAGACTCCGCTTCTTGCGAAATTCCGCGATCTTGACTGTGTATTTTTTCTGCGGGTCAAGTTCCCCGGCAACCATCTGGGCTTGTCCGGGCAGCTCCGGCCGGAGTCTCAGCCAGCTTCCCGAAGCGTCCACGCTCCACGAAGCTTCAACGACATTCAGCTCCCTCAACCGGAATGACCCCCTTTCTAAGACACTTCGCAAGATACCGAAGCCGTGGTAGATATTCGCTTTCTATCCATTCCCGATCATACGGTATCGGATGATAGGACAACCTATCGTCCTCAATCTCCCGAAACCAGTTTCTGTAGTCTTCCGGTTCCAGACGGTACGCCACGATACGCAGCGCCTTTTTCGC